ACCATCTACACGGAGTCGATTAAACAGTGCGTTCTCAGTTACCCCCAACCACTCTGCCGCCTCGGCATAACCACCAGGCAGATCGGTAATGGTCTTTTTAATTGCGGCCACCAGCCAACTAGGCTGACGTTCGACTTTCCATTCAGGTTCTTTACCCACGGTTACCCCCATTTTTATGTGGTTACTCTTATGCAGCCGACACGTTAGTTTTTAAGGGTTCTTCAGGAAGACCATCGCTAGGATTTGGGTAAATATCTGGTCTCAATTCATGAGGGGTCACTGACCAGCAACCAAGCTCACAGAGTTGTAAAACTCTTTCAGATGGAACTTGATTATTAATCACCCAATTAGCGACGGATTGTGTTGATTTGAAACCAAAGCGCCGGGCTACCTCAGATAGAGATTTCCCCGCTGCTTTAACAGCTTTCTCGGTGAGATTTTGAGATGACATATACGGCTCCTCTAAAGTGTAGAGGAATAATGCTACCTAAAGTAGCAAATAGCAACTACTTAAAATAGAAATGACTACTTCGTGTTATGTGCGTAATCTTCTACCTATGGTAGAAGAACAAAAACACCCTGATTTCGCTAAACGACTGTGTGAGTTAATGGCTGACAGAGGTATATCTGTTACTCAGCTCACGGGTCTAACTGGCGTGACATATGAGATGGTGCGCCGGTACACAATCGGTGCGGCAAAACCTCGTGCTAAAGTAATGAATAAGCTTGCTATGGCGCTGGGATCATCAGCTTCATATCTAGAGTATGGTGTTGGCGATAAGGGAGATGGTAAGAAGATGGAGAGCAAAAGCTCACCTGAAAATCTTAACGTATACCGCGTAGAGGTTTTGGATCTAGCGGTTAGTGCCGGCCCAGGTACCTACATGCTTTCGGATCATGTTGAAGTGCTCTACGCCATCGAGTTCACTACTGAACATGCCAGAGTACTTTTTGGAAATCGCGATCCAGAAGATGTGAAGGTCATGACCGTTAACGGCGACAGTATGTCTCCTACTCTCGTTTCGGGTGATCGACTATTCGTCGACATCTCAGTTCGTCACTTCCAGACCGACGGCGTTTACTCTTTCGTATACGGTAAGACATTCCATGTTAAGCGCTTGCAAATGCAGGGTGATAAGTTGGCCGTCCTGTCTGATAACCCAGCCTATGAAAAATGGTACATCGATGAAAAATCGCAAGACCAGCTTTACGTCATGGGTAAAGCATTGATTCATGAGTCAATAAAATACAATAGGCTTTAATACATTGAAGAGCAGAATGCGAATATGATTAATAATGACCACCCAAAAATAGCATTCGCGTATCCAACTTTCATTAGAGAAGGCATGCTTGCTTCAGGCCCCTTCCCTCCTGACATTGGTTGGACAATTAACGAGTTTCCTGGGAAACTATCGTTTTATGTTTCCGCAGGATTAATACTAAATAGTAACCGACCATACAGCTTTGACGTTGATGTTTTGTTTGATGGAAAGTCATTGATACCTGAAAAGGCCCCGGCTGTAGACTCCAAACTTATGGGCACAACTGTTTCAGATCGAGATGACTTTATAGCCCTCTCCACAACTTTATTATCGAACATTTCTATTCCCTCTGAAGGGCTTTATACCGTGAGAGTTTTACTCCACACTGGACATGTTGAGTCGGATAACAGATTGTTTATCGATAGCCATGATTGCCATTTTGTTATTGCAAAACACTGGTTGGCTAACACAATGAAAAAAGTGGAGTAATACTCATGGTACAGCCAGTCAACATTAGAACCGGCCAGCCCATTGAAGAACATGATGCATTACCCCATACTATTGAATATGGCGGTGGTAACGGCGGAGGTGATGATATGCTAAAACGAGTTGAAAGACTGGAAGAGAAAGTTATCTCTATCAGTTCAGACTTGGCAGTTATCAAGGCTACCATGTGTACGAAGGAAGATTTACATAAGGAACTAAACGGGCAGACATGGAAGATTGTTATAGCCCTGGTAGTTACCGTACTTATAGCTGTCTTTTCTAAATACTTCATCAAATAACCCGGCCACCGCGCCGGGTTTTTATTGTCCTTTTCTCACTAGTTCAGCAGCATCCCTGTTTGTCTTCTTCTCTATCACTTTGGTGGCATCTTGCTGGTTACGCACAAGTTGTTCGACTAAGTTATCTTTCGTGATCGGTACTCCTGCTGCTATCAGATCAACCACGGCCAAACCCAATGCGTTGACTATCAATCCTGCCTTATCCTCACCGTAACCCATTTCTTATCCCCCGCCTGGTGTTTTTTAATCATACCACAAACTCAAAATATAATATTTTATCTTTTAATTCAGTTGGTTAAGTGAAATAGGTTTAGTTTACCTGATATTTCTACTTTTTGTAGTTGATTTTTACTACTTTAGGTAGCAATATCATTTCAATGACAGCGAACAGGTAGGACGCCCACGAAGTAGCCGCCGGTGGCGTATGAATGACCGGATGATTCGCAAGTAATAAAAAAGCGCCCCGTAGGACGCTTAGCTCTTTAAAAAATTGGATATCCTCGAACTACTTGGGCTTAGGTTCTGGCGCAGGCGGCCTTGGAAACGGTGGAGCATGGTTAGGGATTATTGGACTTACCATGTTTTCCTTGTCTTAAGGTAAATCTCCAGCAAGCCAGGCTATTAAACTTTTTCTTGGTGAAAGCTTACGACTGCACTCTCTACCAAGAGCAATGCAAGTTCTCTTAAACGCAGCTTCCTGAAGTGATTGCCACGGTACACTGTCAGCATCTTGAATTTTTAAATATCTGTTTCTTAATTCGTTATCAGGGAGTGTATCCATTTCGACGAGCAAGCGACGATACTGCCTCATTTGCTCTTTTGAAAGACCAGCTGCCTGACCATATTGATAAACAAGTTGCAAAACAGAAAGAAAAGCGACGCCGACACCAAATGCAAATAGGTTCATGAATGGTGCAAACACTGAAAAACCCAGGACGATTAAAAGCATGGTTATTGCTTTATCAATTCTTGTCAGAATCGTGAAATACATTTTCTCAAGGTAATACGAATAATTGACATCAAATACCATATCGTCGCGGGTCATTCTTCACCTCAGTCTGAATCATCAGGTTTAGGCGGTTCAGGTCTCTTAAAAGGAGGCATGTGCCGCTCTTCATACTCACATTTCTGCATATAAAGTCCTTTTGACTGTTGAGGGATATCCAGATTATCGCATTCCTGACTGTTGGGGAATAGCAGGATCCACCGAGCCTGATGTGGTGAAAAGACAGGCACACAACATGCAAGTGCACTCCTTCACTTACCAGTTATGGGTGACAGGTGTGAAACGGCGGAGTGCGCTTGCAGTTGTGGTGAAGTGCAGCCCTTAGAGGTAACCAGAAGATAAGCATCTGGCGCCACAACCAAATCACGTAGCCAGCGTGGTACCAGGAAGTAAGAAAGCTGTGAGTAGTCTTGGCGGTACCAGGGTCTTCAACCTGACAAAAGGGGGACGAAGATAATGTTCTACCTCGGTACCGCCCTTTTTACGAAACAGACAAGGGCATCACCGGGCGACGGGCTCATAACCCAATCCACCCGGGCGGTTGCAGCCGCAGGTGCTCTTGTCTGTTTTGTGGAGAAACTAACTGGCGATGGTAGTCGCCCGTTGCACTAAGTGCCTCTTGATGGGGCATTTACTGAAACGAAACCAAAACTTTTATTCGTCTAATGGCGCGGGATTCGTGCAACCAAAATTTATCGCGGTGTAGCGCGTCTTAACCACCTGAAAGAAGCCTGGGTGATGATCATTATTACGCATCACGCGTAACGATATTCGAATCAAGCTACCCTGAAGTTCTGGGCCTGCAGGATAAGCAGGAAGTGGCAACTGATGCATAGTAATGGCTGGCAGTGCAAATAGGCGGAAGCTGACGAAAGGCTGAGGGCCTCAGAGAGTGAATTTGCACCGCTTACAATTGAAAGATTGATAAGAGAGAAAGAGGCCTTAGAGAATCGCATAGCAGAACTGTAGGTGCTAACGGTAAACCCGCCCGAGGTTAGAATTACCGTGGCTGAGTCAAAACGGAAAAACCTGATGTGGCGTGAGTTGGGTGCTTATAACGAATGGGATGATGTGGCAAAAGAAAAAATTCTCGCCGCAATCCGCGCCACTGGCATCGGTAAGGGGATGTGAGATGAAAATTGGTGAACACATGGAGCCTCTAATTAAGCTCCTTAATAAACTTAATGGAGATGATACGGATGCAAGTTTAAAGCTACTTACTCTGGTCATCGCTGAATTCATGCTGAATGCAGACGTTAGAGGATTTGATGTCACTGTCGGGAAGCTGAAGGTTTCTGTCGATATCAGTGAGGAAAGTGAGTGTGAGCGAGATGAATAACCGAAATGCACGTCGCATGTTGGGCATGTCGGTCAAAGATGGCGGAGTTCGTACTATTCGCATCAGTAATCGTCGCGCACTTATTATCTGGCCTAACGGCACAATCGTAGGCGCACAGATGCACAAGATCAGTGCCTCGCAAAACCGCTGGAAAAATCATTCAGCGAGGGCTAACCCATAACACTATTACCAATAACAAATAATGCGAAATATGCGCTGATTGCGTACCGCAAATCGACGGCGGTTCCGGATTTATTAATTGCGCTAAGGCTCACGCGGTACAAATGGCTGAGGACACCGAAATGAACACAATAACCAGAGAGTTCACCAAAGAGCAGTTAATCGCAAAACTGCATCACCGGCTTACGGTTGCAGCAAAATATCCAGACGTTGAAGAGGCTGAACTTGATGCTGCAATCTTCAAAATCGCGCTGGCATCGCTTACTGCTGAGCCTGTTCTTTACGCAGCAGAGGAAACCCTGGCTTACGCTAAGATGGGTGAGCTTCACCTTACCTGTTTATCAGAGCCAATGGGTGATGCGGTTATACCCCTGTACTCCGCCCCGCCAGCGCCGGTAGTGCCAGACCGATCAATGTTTGAAACATGGTGGGAATCACAGAACGGATCGCCTTTTGATAGTTGGGATTCGCTACGAACAACTGACGGCTATTGCGATGATGGGATTGATGGTCAGTTCGAAGCCTGGAACGCCTGCCGCGCCTCCATGCTTCAGGGTAGCCAACCTGTAAGTAATCGTGATGAGTTGAGCTCCCCAGTAATTCCGGATGGCTATGCGCTGGTACCAAAAGAACCGACTGAAGCGATGCTTCTTCTGCTTGGGCTAACGGGTTCATTTACAGCAATGGATGCCGCTTATCAGAAGATGCTCGCTGCATCACCATTGCATTCAGCCACCAGCACTGATATTTGATGTTACAGCCCGGGTGCAGCCGGGCTAAGTGGAGAACGACTCATGAGCGATCGCTTCCTGACTGATGATGAACTTGCTGAAGCTACTGGATCACCACAGAAGGCTCGGCAAAAAGAAGTATTAACCCAGAATGGTATTTATTTCATTGAACGCCGGGACGGTGCAGTAAAAACAACCTGGTATCATATAAATCATCCATTCAGGTTAAATCCACCAGCAGGGTCCCTGCCCACTCCGGGCATGAACTTTAACGCAATAGAGTGAAATTATGGGTCGCAAACGCGCACCCGGTAACGAGTGGATGCCAAAGGGCGTTTTCTTTCGCCCTTCTGGTTACTACTGGAAACCAGGTGGAACAACAGAAAAACTGGCACCTGCCGGTGCCTCAAAATCAGAGGTATGGATCGCTTTCGAGAAGGTGGTGGAAGGCAGGAAAAATATTCTTACTTTCTCCCAATTGTGGAAGAAGTTCCTCAACAGCACGGATTATGCAGATCTAGCCCCCCGGACACAGAAAGACTATCTGGCACATGAAAAATATCTGCTGGCTGTTTTCGGTGAGGCTGAGGCTAAAGCCATTAAGCCAGAACATGTCAGACGCTACATGGATGCTAGAGGAAAGAAAAGCCGTGTCCAGGCCAACCATGAACATAGCTCGATGTCTCGCGTTTATCGTTGGGGCTATCAACGCGGCTTCGTTCCTGGAAATCCATGCGTAGGAGTGGACAAGTTTCCCAAACCACAACGTGATCGCTACATCACAGACGAAGAATACCTGGCGATTTATGAACACGCCAGTGAGCCAGTAAAAGCCGCAATGGAAATAGCTTATTTGTGTGCAGCAAGGGTATCCGATGTCCTGAAAATGGACTGGCCGCAGATAATGGATAAGGGAATTTTTATTCAGCAGGGCAAGACGGGAGTTAAGCAGATCAAAGCGTGGACAGATCGCCTGCGCTCGGCAGTCGATATTTGCAGGTCGTGGGGGGAAACGGGGTCAGTTATTAAAACCATGTATGGAGAGCGTTACTCTTACAAGGGGTTTAATGAGGCATGGCGAAAAGCAAGAACAGCGGCTGCGAACTATCTCGGAAGGCCTCTGGATTGCACATTTCATGATCTGAAGGCTAAAGGCATTTCTGACTACGAAGGTACGGGACGAGATAAACAGAAATTCAGTGGGCACAAAACAGAATCTCAGGTACTCGTTTACGACAGGAAGGTAAAAATAAGCCCTACCCTGAACAGAAAAATGTGATTTACACCGTAGCGTCAGACATTACTCTGGCGCTATTTTTTCTCACTGGATTTTCTCATTTTTTCTCAACGGGATGTGTGTCACTGACAACAGGAAGGGTAAGTGCTTGAATAGTGGCGGAGAGAGGGGGATTTGAACCCCCGGTAGAGTTGCCCCTACTCCGGTTTTCGAGACCGGTCCTATTAACATGTTTTTCAATGAGTTAAGTTTTAAACATGGTATACCCGTATAACTTTGACTCATTAAAAATCAATGAATTCCAGTGTTTCTTCGATTTAATATACCAACAATTTTTACCAAAAATCATGCGCTCATGCACTCATTAATCTTGTCATGGGATGTCGGTATTCGGAGATACAGAACCTCCCATATCAACCAAAGCATTCCTTAAGAACCCACCTGTTACGGCTGGTTTTTTATGCCTGTTTTTATGCGGGGCATTGTTGGGGTAAACCAGAGAATTGTCCTGATGCGAATTGATGTCAGATCACTGGACAATTATCATCAATGTGCCTTCTGAATATGTCGAGGGCTAAAAGTCCGCGGTGAGCGAGGAGTTGATATATCTTTTAAATTAATAGATTCTGCAATCTTATCATCTCATCTTTAATAAACCACTATGCTAGTTTGTGTAGTCTGTACCAGTGTAAGGAGATGCAATGGGTGTTGAATTTCACATAACGAGAGCTGAATTTTGGGCAGATAATGAGGATGCGCAGATAACCGCTGATGAATGGCTTAACTACATTAATAATGATAATGAATTAAGCAGATATATTATAAACGGCGATTACCACGCCTTGTGGTCAGGTCATTCGTTGTACGAAGAACCATGGCTTGACTGGAGCGCAGGTAATATTTCTACCAAATGGTCTGATACATGCCTGTACAGAAAGATGTTGCGGATTGCAAGACACCTTAATGCCCAAGTAATGGTGATGATGGTACGATTTACAGTGACGAATCACAGTGGGAGTATGAGATCCGTAAACTAATGCTTAACGTCTGCTGTTAGCTCGCAGAGGATAGGCTGGCTGGTCCTCAGGTCTGCTATGAGCGAGAAAACGGAAGTCGCTTTAAGGATAATTTATTAGTTTTAACCATCTAACTTCAACTCCTGGCTATTAATCTTCTACTTTCCAGTAGTGTTAACATCGAACGCCTTGCCTGAAATTAGGATTTTTATACATAAAAAATATAGGTTATGCCTTTCAATTTATTTGAAATCAAAAAAAACCAGAAAAAAAAAGGTTAATATGACAACCATTGTATAATTTTTGTTAAGAATAGATTGTCTTTTGGTCAATAATTCTTATAAAACATGGAGTTGTTGTAATGTTAAAAAAGTACGTAATTCTATTGGGTATGCTTCCCTATCATGGATATGCAGCTGAAGCTGTTTGTAGTTCTTCAGATGGCATCACTGCCGTCTGCAATGGAGATACAGGGCTAGTTAATGATATAGATAGTAAAATTAACGCTTATGACAATATCACCATTAATACAACAGCGAATGACAGAGGTTACGGGTTAGATTTTCGCCAACCAACGCATCATTTAGCAGCAGATAATATTACTATTTCCACTCTCGGTAAATATTCAGATGGCATTATTGGCCGTATTTCCACGGCGATCATTGATAGTAATTTAACAATTAAAACCTATGGTGAAAATTCTTCCGGAATTCTGTTGCAGGAAGTGGATTATGCCAATATCACGCTTACCGGGACCACGAATATCTATGCACGATATGGAATGGGAATTGCGCTGGAACTGACCCTGGGGAGTAACAAAAATAACGTATTAACCGCAGGGGATAATGTCTCTGTTGTTACCGATGGTACCGGCAGCAACGTTTACAGAGGGGCGGGTTACGGTGTGTATGCTGGCTCCGCTTACTATCAAAACGCGTTTGGGTTTATTCCTGATCATAGTACCGCCCGTATCACGCTGGGAAATAATGTTTCTGTGCAAACCAATGGGGATGAAGCCCATGCGGTTTACGCGAATAAAACGGGAATGATTCAGGTCGGCGATATTTCTGTGGTTACCCGGGGCGATCGGGCGGCAGGCCTGAAAGCAGAGGATGGTAATAAGTATGTTCCGCCGGGAACGCGCATGCTCAGAGCCCAGACGCAAAGTTATGAAGGCGGAAAAATATTCCTGACCAGGAATGTGAATATCGATCTGGAAGGCACCGGAAGTTATGCGATGCATTCGACCGGTTTCGGTTCGTATATCGGATCCTCATACCTGGGTGGGCAGCAGTCCCGTGGAACCTATATTGTAAACGGTAATTTGTTAGCTGAAAATAAAGGGGTTATTGATCTCCGCATGACCCAGGGCTCCGCGTTTACCGGTAGCGCCAATTCCACCCAGTTAAATGCTGATAAATCACTGAATACGGCAGATAACGGTTATATCTACCTCGATATGTCCAGAACAAATAGTATCTGGAATATGACAGAAGACTCCGTTGTTACCCGCCTCGATCTCCATGATGCAAATTTAACCTACACTGCACCCACCACTTTCGCGTCTTACACACCTAAATTCCTGCACGTAGTTGAGGACTATTCCGGCACGAATGGCATCCTGACACTGAATACAGTGCTCGGTGGCGATGATTCATTAACCGACAAACTGTATGTGCTGGGAGATGTGGCTGCGGGAAACACCCAGGTCAGCATTAACAATATTGGCGGCAAGGGTGCACTGACTCATCAGGGAATCGAAATTGTGAATGTTGGCGGCGAATCGATTGGTACGTTTACCAAATACGGTCGTATTGTTGCCGGCGCCTATGACTATGATGTAGTGCGTAAAGGGGAAAATTGGTATCTCGTCAGCAATACTGCAACGAACCCAGCTCCCGATCCAACTCCGACCCCCGATCCTACACCAGTGCTTCGCCCGGAAGGTGGAGAGTATGTGGCAAACATCGCAGCCGCGAACACATTGTTCCAGCATCGTTTACATGACCGTTTGGGCGAACCTCACTATGTAAACGCACTGAAGGGAGAAACGGACAACGTATCCAGCCTCTGGATGCGACACGTCGGCGGACATACGCGCTTTAAAGATAACAGCGGGCAAATCAACACTCAGGCTAACCGCTACGTTGTCCAACTTGGTGGAGATATAGCGCAGTGGAGCGGCGATGAAAAGGACCGTTATCACCTCGGCGTCATGGGCGGTTATGCTAATCAGAAAAGTAACTCACATAACAAACTGAACCGTTATTACAGTAACGGTAGTATTGATGGTTACAGCGTTGGCGTTTATGGTACCTGGTTGCAGGATAATGAAGAAAAGACGGGTGCCTATGTGGATAGCTGGTTGTTGTACAACTGGTTTGATAACACAGTCAGTGGCTACGGTCTGGCACAGGAAGATTATAAATCGAAAGGATACACCGCCTCCCTTGAATCCGGTTATACCTGGAAAATCGGTGAGAAAAATGAGCGTGAAAGCTATTATTTCCAGACCGTTGGCCAGTTAACCTGGATGGGTGTTAAAGCCAAAACACATCGTGAAGCTAATGGGACGCGAGTGACCAGTGAGGGAGACGGTAATATTCAGTCCCGCCTTGGGACACGTGTATTTATCAAAGGTCATAGCAAAATTGATGAAGGGAAAGAGAGAATTTTCGAGCCTTTCGTCGAAGCTAACTGGATCCATAATACAAAACGCTTTGGCGCATCTATGAGTGGCGTTGACGTTGAACAGGCAGGAACACGGAACATTGCAGAGCTGAAAGCCGGTGTAGAAAGCCAGCTTAATCGTAACGTTAACCTCTGGGGCAACGTTGCCCAACAAATTGGTAATGCTGGGTACAGTGACACAAGCGCCATGCTTGGATTTAAAGTTATTTTCTAAAATTAACTCTGGTCTCAGAGTGTCTTTTAATGAGACCAGAGTTAACCATACGGGGCAACTGGTTGCTCTATCGAATGTCATCCGGCTGACCGCCACTCGTTCTTGCATACGTCAGGAGGCGGTAACTTTTTTCAGGCACATTTACTGGTGACATTCTTTGTCGTAACTCCATAAGAGGCGAGCTTAAGCGCCCGGTTAAATGCAACAACTGTCACTGGTTTTTTCTCTGCTTTAACTCGATTAGAATGACTCTGGAACACATAAATATCATCAGGATAAACTTTTCTTCTCCGTAAAATTATATTCAGTACCGGTGAAGGGGCTATTATATTTATTTCCTTCAATCTACCTCTTTGTTCAAAGGTCAAATTACTATCAACCAGGTTGGTATAGCGAAGCATTCTTACCCTCCCGATACCAACTGGTAAATAGTGAAGGCACTCCCACAAATCAGCCCATGTATCACTCATATCCAGCAATCTATGATTGATTGCTGCAAATTCATAAAACGTAAGCAAATCCCTCAACCTTCCATATTTACATAAGCAATCCTTCTATTTTTTTACTACAAAGTGATAGATGAGGTCCAGTAGTAACTTACACCGACGCATATTCTGGTAGATATTATCAGTTTTGGGGCACGTAAATATTACCGTTTTTTGTATCCCCCCCTTCAACATCGTCCATTACAGGTGAAAGACTGAGTATCTTGCTGATTTTTAAACTCAGAGCTCACTGATTAGATGCTGAACCCAAAAAAAGGAGCCTAATAGCCCTCCTTCTTTTACTCGCCTTTCAGCTTTTTGATCTCCGCTTCAAGCGCTTCAATCTTATCCATCATTTTCAAAATGGCTTCGTGGTGAAGTGCCGCCGCGATGCCGTAGGTATCAACTGATTTAACATCACCAATTTTGGACCCGCCCGGCATTTCCACTTCAAAACCTTCGGTGGTCTTGACCGCACCCGGGAAGTGTTTTTCCGCTTCGTCAGCCATAAAACCGAAGCCCTGCGTGCCGTATGGTTCGTAGTACCACGAATAACCGCGCATGGACCGCATCACCGCCAACGGGTCCGGAATCGTTTCAATGCACGATTTGACTCGTCGGTCTGATGTATTTTGCCACTGTGCGGCCTGTGCCACGCCGTTTGGATTAAACATGTAGCTGGCTCCAGTACCGTCGCCAGCATTTACGTTTAACTGCACCCTCTGCAATAATGTTGAAGCGCTACGAATTCCACCGAATTGATACGATCCGTTGTACCACTTACCCCAAATTGAGTTTATATAAGCACCCGTAGGAATTGATCCAGAACCACCATAATTGTACATACGCATTTCATTATTATCAGCGCCCTCAGACGCTGCAACAACAAAAGCCTTACCCCTTCCGCATACAATGTTGTTAGATGAACGAACCAAATTATCAAAATTAAACTCTCCGCTAGATGATGCAAAAACGCCTTTTTCACTGATTGATAACGTATAGCTGGCCCCATTTTTGTTATCAACGCTAAGGTTAAGTTTTGCGTTTCGATACCCGCCAGAATCTATAGCAAAAGATGTATACATAGCCGACGCAGACACATCAACACCGGCAACGCGGTAAGCACTTCTAATTATTCCACCGTTAGCCCACGTACCCGATGGCGGCATTTCCGCATCTTCATTATTGACGCTCCAGGATGTATTAGCCGCCGTGAATCCGCCGGAC